TAATATTACTAGCGCTAGCCAGTGTCGCTAGTGTCACTAGCGACTTTTAGCGTAGCTAAAAAAACAAAATTTTAATTTTGGAAAAAGATTTTATTAAATGTTTCTGGCAGCAAGCATTGCTGCGCGACTTTGACGAGAGATCTTGTCAAAGTAAAAAGGATCGTTATTACGATCAAAATCAGCGGAGGTATAAGGCACTACCGCAGCGTCTCCATGATAGCGAGCGTAGGCCTCGCGATTTTCAGGGAAAATATGCAGATAAGTTGACTGTTGAGGTCTCGCATTGCACACCCTTCCAGGCTGGAGATCATCGTCGTCGATGGTTTCATATTCAGGCGGTGTTTGAGGAAAGATTTCCGAATAATCATTTGTCAAAACAAACTGACTACCAGGTGGAGGCGGAGGCTGATCGTCAAATAGGAACGGAGTCGAACATTCAGCAGGAGGAGCACCTTCAACAATCCTAATTGGACCTTCACACTTTACCACTTTGATCCTATCGAGGAGCGGTTCCAGCTTTCCATGCTCGTTAGCAGTCGGGAAGCATTCTTCAGGGAGGTAATTGGACATGATAATGACCGGGAGGTTGTCTCGCTTGACAATTGGAGCCATTCCACGGCGTGAGAGAGAGATCGGGTCACCCGATAGAATCGGATTCAGTTCGGTGATCATTTTTTGGGAGCGGAACTCATCGAGCAGGATGACATCATACTGCCCGTCACCGTATAAGTCCCACCACCTTTCATCTTTAGGCCAATGATAAATTGTCAGAGAATATAACTCCTCCAACATCATCATCATTGAGGTCTTGCCGATCCCCGGCGGGCCCTGGATCCAGAGCTGCGTCTGCCGGTGCTTCCTCTTCTGTCGAAGATTCGTCGTCAGCCATGAAGCAATCTCGTTGTTCCATGCGTTGAAGTAACCGGGCGCAGGCACGACAAATACCTTTTGAGCTTGGGCCCTGGCAAACTTCGAGCGTCGCTCTCGCTCTTCTCGCCAATCCACGTAAGCTTGCATTTGCTTTCCGTGGAGCAGCATGAAGTCCTTGTTGTTCTCCATCACATCTTCCGGAGGGAGCTCGTCGAATTCTTTTACGATCAGACTCGCTCTGGAGTTCTTCTTCTCTTTGCTCAGCTTCAAGAATTCCTTCAAGTCGAATGATTTCTCGTTTAGCGGCAAGAAGTTCCCCTCCTTCATCACATAGTCGAAAGCTTTCAACATTCCCCCGGTGAAACGGCCCGCTATGTTGGGGTGTTTGGCTGGGTCGACTAATTTGTCGAATAGTTTTGGATCTCTGGAGGTTACCTGTTGATGAAGACATATTGCAGCGTGCAGATGTTTGTTACCGTCTTGGTGATTTTCTTGAGAGACAACTCCTTTCTCTAAGTTATCTCCGAAATATGCCTCGATATTATCCTTGAAGTTCTTCAAAGGATAATCGCACTGAGGAAAAGTAAGAAAAATAGATTTTGAATGAAATCTAAAATTAGACATTTAATTTATTTCTAAAATAAAAAAAAGAAAAAAGAATTCCGCGCAATATTTTATATATGAGCTTCTCTTCCTTAATACACTCTAAATTATTTGATTGGTCGGGTGGACCTCACTCGGTTCCCACGTTCCCAATTCTAAAAGTCTGAAAGTCTTCTGATTGGTTAACTAAAGTCCACTCTCGGATTTCCGCTTTTAGCTGAAGATAGCCTAGCCCTAGCTGTTTAATAAAAAAAATACCACGGGCGGAGCCCCTTACCGTTCAGCGGCCGGATAGGCCCGAAGGGCCCCGGCAGCTGACCGCCCTCGTCTTAGCGTAGAGCATCGCAGACTTTAAGCTTTTTGAAATTTATTGATTAATCGACATAACGGAGGCGTGCAGTTGAGGTGTCTTCAATGGCCCCAGAGTTCGGTGAGGGTTGCAGATTGAGTTCGGAGGATGAGGTAGAGTGCACCAGTTGAGATGTTTGCAGTTGTCATGGGGTTTGCAGTTCCACTGAAGTTGGTGGGCATGTTTCGAAGCTTGACATATTTGTGGAATCTGAAGTAAGTATTGTTCACCAAACTTGCTGATGCGGGGTTGATCGGAGTTGAAACTGCTGCATTTGTCAGAGTTGGATTGATGCATTCATCCATTAGAACCTTGAAGCGGAACATGTTGTCGTATCGGAGGTGATCCATCACGGACGCTGATTCGACTCCTGCTTGTGACGTTTGTCCAAAGATGGTGTCAAAGGTTGGGATCGTACCACCGTTGGGCTGCTTATCCCATACCAGCACTGCTCGCACCCATTCTCCGCTGGTGATGTCGGTGTCAAGTGCCCCGTAGCTGGAGGTGTATCGGAGAGTCAGGTCCAGTTCAATGGATTTGTTCCACATATACCTTCCAATCCGATTCCATGATCCAACCCCTTCTTGGATTCCGTTCAAGAGATAGATACCACCGTTGGTGCTCGTGGAGGCGATGATTCCAGCCGTGGCGAAAGATACATCGCATCCCTTCTTTTCCTTTCTTCCTACTCCGCGTCGGCGGTTGAAGTAAGCCCTGCGGAATTTCGTACGGGCGAAGGTTCGAGTTCCTCTTCCGTAAGTAGCCCTACGTTTTAGCGGTGTTCGTCTTCCTCTTGGATATGCCATATATATTAGTTTTGGACTTAGTTAAATTTGAGATTAAAGATTTAGGAAAAATTTATTTTTTGAAAAAAAAAATATTCTGGCGAGCGCTAAAAGCCGTGACACCGGCCGGCGCC